ACTTAATATCTTTAATTTACCTAGCAAGTTTTTTGTCTTTAATTATGGTTACTTTTGCGGCTATATTATTACAAAAATAGGAATTAAAAACAAGCTGATTAGTGACTGCATGCGTCGAGCCACAAAATTAGGTCGTTCTGACATCCAGAATGAAAAAGAATTTGCTTAACATTGGCAGTCATATAGAGACGTGACAAGAAACTATGACAATCAACTCTGCATAATACAGGCTGTCGAGGCTATGGCAGAACGCCGCCCTGACAACTCAAGTGCCTGCTTTGAGTTGATGTACTTGTCTCTTAACTCATTGTCAAAATCGTACAAAGAGTTTAGACGCTTGTGGGAAGAAAATTTGACCAATACTTTGGCCTGATGCAGCGTGGCTGCTATTTATATAACACTCTTTCGAAGTTCGAAAAATTTTTCTTAAATCAACGGCAATTGATTTTCGTAACTAATTCACAAAAACATTTCAAAACTATAAATTTTCTTCATATGTCTTCGGAACGTCTATTAGAACGTCTGGATGAGTTGAAGATGTTTCAAAGTGCGTTTGCTGCGGGAACTAGTATAGTCCCAGCAAATCATCTGCCTGATTTCTCGATGCGTTCGCAAAAACCTACCATACCTATAATCACTGTTTCCTACAACAATTACGACCATGTGGTCCCAGCTTTAGAACAGTCCGCCGACGGCATTCTGTTTCTTGCTGGCGGCACTGGTAGTGGAAAGAGTACTTTTGGAATAGTTGGTCTTTTTGATGATCCTAACCGGAAAGTTTTGATCATTCAACCGAACATGTCTAACATTGGAGATACTTTGGATAACTTCAACCGAACAATGCCGAGGATAAACGCTACTCAGAATTTCCGTTACGGAAATATTCCGACTATGCATCATATATCCTTGATGGACACGTATGACATTTACCCAGAAGAAATACAATGTGCAGTAACGACCGCTGACGATTTTATGAATTATGTTAGAAAATATGCTGTTTTGCCTCCATTTACGACTTTCATTTTGGATGAGGCTCATCTTCTGACTCAGAGTGTCCGCTTATCTTACGCTGTAATCACAACTGTGCTTACGAAAGCAGAAATCATTCTAACGTCTGCGACGCCGGCTGGTGCAGTACCTCCGCCTCTGGATTTTTCAGATGTGCGGTTAGTATTACCACCCAATTTCAAACCTTCAATTCCACCCGACAATTTTGAAAAAACGCTTTGGGATCCTAGAGAATATGCTGAATGTAACGGGACAATTGCCTATTTCATGCCAACAGATGCAGTAGCAAAAAGTTTCGAGAAACAGCTCAAACGCCTTCAAGGTTACTCTATTCATTGCATAACTTCCAGCTCAA